GGCTTGACGCGGCTGCGTTGTCGGAGCCGTTGGTGTCGGCTGATCGTAGGCGGACATATCTGCCTCTGGGAATGCACGCGGAACTCGGGGAGTTGTACGTCGAGCGGGCGGTTACTCTCGGCTTACAGGCTGGATTGACGACCTGGGACGACTTCGCACAGGATGCTTTTGTGCGTGACTCAAAGGCGCGTTGACTGCCGTTAGTCAATGCACGCTCAGCGCGTACCGACCCCAGAGAAGCCTGAGGTCGGAATAGGGACATTCCCGTACCGAGCGGTCGCTTATTGACAGGGTTCCGCGTTTCACCAGCCTGCTTGTCTGGATTGATCCTGGGCTGTACGTCGAACACCACCCAGGCAGACAAGGTGTCCGAACGGCAGCATGCGCTTTATCTGCGGCCAGTCGCGTCGAGGTCGTGCTTTCTGGGGGTTGGAATGCACTCTCGCGTCCGAAGGCTTACCGTTATGTGCCGGACACTTCTACGTGAAACAGACCTGTCACGTCAGGTTGCTGGTCCCACTCATGGGTCGATGGCTCCGGCACGCCAGTCAGGATGTCTGAGCCCAATAGTAGGCACTCAGAACGCACGGCGCGATTACAGAAATAGACTGTCAGTCTGTTTCTTCTCGTAGCATGCCTGGATTCTGGCCTCCGCAATCTTGACGTACTCGGCCTCGCGTTCAATGCCGATAAAACGGAACCCTTCGAGGATCGCGCCGCGACCTGTTGAGCCCGAGCCCATGAACGGGTCGAGGATCAGACCGCCTAGTGGGGTGACAAGCCTGCACAAGTACCGCATCAGGTCCGTCGGCTTGACGGTGGGGTGCTTGTTGTCGTCGCCATCGTTGCGGTCGGTGCGGCTCGCCTTGGCGCAGTAGAAGAACCGCGCGGCAGAGCCGCGAGTGTTGTCGTGTGTCGTCACGCCGCCTGTTGATTTCCCGGAACCCTTAGTCCACCCCGTAACGCCCTTCTTGCCGCTTCCTGGTGTTGTGCTAAACGAGCCCGCCTGTTCCGGGAACCGCTCCAGCACCTCACCGCTCCCATCGTGGATCAGGTTCGCGGGCCAGCGGCCGCCGCACTCTTCTGTTTCACCACCGCCCATCCCGCGTCCGTAAACCTTGTTGAGCATGTTCGGCCCGCCCACCATTCGCGTGCCGCCACCAGTCCCCACCCTCCCCCCGTCCACATTGATCGCCCCCGTCCCGTGCGCCAGCACGTTCTGCGCGACGGTCCCGATCAGCGGCTTGCGTGCCACCGTGATCGGTTCCATCGCGGGCTTGAGTGCCGTGCCCCAGCCGGACCACCTCCGCGCCGCGTCGGTCGCGGGGGCGGTGATGGGCAGTTCAATCATGCCACGATTCGCCTGCGTCCACGCATCTTGCGCGAACGTTTGCGATCCGCCTATACCGGCCTTGGTGCGGCTCCCCAGCACCTCCCGCTCCGCCCCCGCCATCTTGTCGATCGCCTTGCTCACGTCCAGCGACTTCGGGAACCCCGACCCGTACACCCACGCGATCATGTCGCGGATCTCAAAGCCCGCATCCTCGATCCGCACCGCCATCCGGTGCTGCGTCCGCGTCCCCGCGAACGCCAGCAGGTGCCCGCCGGGCTTGAGCACGCGCAGGCACTCCGCCCACACCTCCACCGTCGGCACGTCGTAGTCCCACCGCTTGCCCATAAAACTCAATCCATACGGCGGATCAGTAACCACCGCATCCACGCTCGCATTCCCCAGCGTCTTGAGAACTTCCACGCAGTCGCCGGTATGGATTGTCCAGGGCTTTGCCGTCACGCCTCCACCTCCCAAACACTCAGGTTAATCGCGTCCTCGTAGATCCAGGTTCCTGCGATTGCCATGCCTCGAAAGGCATCTGACGTGTGTTCGTTTATGCGGAGAGCCCCCATATACGCATGATCCGCGCCAGAATACAGATTACCCATCCCACACGCCGAAACAGTCTGTGTGTCGTTCATGGGAGGTGCGTCCAAGGTGCTGGCGAATCAACGGCATAAACCGCCGCTCGTGTGAGAAATACTGCGCCGTCAGCGCCCTTGTCGGTGCCCATCTCGTGCCCAGCATCCGCAAGGGCTTCAATGATGATCGTGTACCTGCTGGCCGTTTCTGTCGCTGTTCTCATGGTGCTGGCTCCCAAGGGGCATATCCGACGCGTTCGCAGTTCATGCACAGTTGAGATTCTGGCATCATGGCGTCGGCTACATAATCAATGAGGTCCACACAGTCGCGTCCTGCCGCCATCATCTCCGCAAGCGCGACTCTTTGGGCGCGAGCAAGTGCCGCCGCTGTCGCACTTTGCGTCTTCACGGAATGGGCTCCCATGCCCTGTTCGGTTCCAAATCCCCATCCGGCTCCGGGCACGGCAGGTCATTGATACGTCGCGCAGACTCTCGGCTACAGCACGTCTCAAGTGCGTTGCTGAACGCCCATTGCGCTTTGTAGTGTGCGGCCTCGTTTACGGCGTGGTTTGCGGTTTTCATGTTTCTCACTCCGAAAACCCAAGCGCGATGCGCTCATCGTACGTCAACTTTGACAATGCCGACTGCACGAGTTCCGCCTTTCGTTTGTCGTCTTGCTCGCGGCGTTCACGCTCGGCATCTTTTTTCTTGTGGTCATCCCACCACGTCCTCAACTCGGGGCTTTTGTTGCTCAAGACGCTTGCGTATCCGGCGCTCTTGGACAGGGCTTCCAAATGCCTCATGCTCTTGCACGCATCCTGCGTCATTGCGTCAAGGTCGCGTGTGGTTTTGTATACCCTGACAGCATACCCGTTACCGTGCAACTCGTCCAGAACCAGAACGAGTCTGCGGTACTCTTGCTCGCGGATGCGATCTCGGTGCTTTTGATCGTCAGTTCTGAAGTCTTCATAAAAGCACGGCATTTGTCGCTCCTAAAACGGGAAGTCTTCCTCGGTGGCTTTCGGCCTCGGCGGTGTCCCGAACACGTTGCTCGGTATGCTACGGGCTTGGCTGGCATGTGTCAAGGGCTGGTTCTTGAATCTTGTCGTCCGCGCGTCCCAATCGAGCGTCACGATGTTCGTCGGGCCGTTCCTCTGCTTTGCGATGATGAGGTCTGCTGTGCCCACTTTGTCAGGGTTGCTCGATGCCCACGACGGATCTTGGATGTGGTAGTATTCTTCCCGATGGAGTAGCAGCACCACGTCAGCATCCTGCTCAAGCGAGCCTGATTCGCGGAGGTCGCTGAGTCGCGGCCTGTTCCCTTCGCGCCCTTCCGGGCCACGATTCAACTGACAGAGGCCGATAATCGGGATGCCGAGTTCGCGTGCAAGGGCCTTGATTCCACGGCTGATTGACGACACTTCGACTTGGCGGGACTCCTTGGCCTTATCTGGTGCTGTCATCAACTGGAGATAGTCGATCACGATGGCGCGTACGCTATGCTGAGCGACCATCCTGCGCGCTCTGGCTTTGAGCGTCGTGAGCGTGACAGTTGCCGAGTCGTCGATGTAGAGCGGTGCCTGGCTGATCTGGGCGAGTGCTGCTGTGACCAAGTTCATCTCGTCGGGTGTCAACGCCCCCGCCCGGATGCTCTGGCTGCTGAGCCCTGACCATGCCGAAGTCATGCGCTGCACAAGCGAGTCCGCCGACATCTCGATTGAGAACACGCCGATCGGGACTTGCGGCCTGCTCGCCTGTGATGCTGCGACGCCGGGTTCATCGGTTCCGAGCGCGATCTGTTCGGCGAGATTGAGCGCAAGTGCTGTCTTGCCCATTGAGGGCCGTGCCGCCACGATGACAAACTCACCTGGATGCACGCCGCCAGTGTCCCGGTCAAGGTCGCGGAAGCCCGTCTTGATGCCAGTGGAAGACCCACTGCCGTCCGCGATTGCGACAAGCCGAGCGCGTTCGCGTACAACGATGTCGGCAACCGGCATGATCTTGGCTGCCGCGTCAGGCTGGGTGACTGCGAACATCCGGGCTTCGGCGGCGTCGATAATTCCGTCAACGTCGTCGGTTTTCCCGTGCTTGATCTCGTGCGTGATTGTTGTCGTGACTTCGAGAAGTTGGCGCAGTCTGTACTTGTCAGCAACAATCTGGGCAGAATGGACTGCATTGACAGCCGGTGGTGCTTCGACAGCCAGTTTCTCAATGTAGGCATGGCCGCCGACAGCCTCGATTTCAAGACTGTCTTTCAGCGCTGACAGGAGCAGCACGATGTCGATGGTCCCAGTCTTGTCGTACGCTGCCAGTGCGGCCTTGTAGACTGTGCTGTTGGCCTCAACGTAGAAAGCGCTCGGGCTAGGAATGACTTCCAGCACGTCCGGTATGACAGCCGGGCACAGGATCATGCACCCGATGACAGCCATCTCGGCTTCTGCACTGTGAGGCGGCGCGATCATGGGGTGGGGTGCCACAGGTACAAGATAGCCCAAAAAATGAGGTCTGCTTCCATTGCTTGTGGAACGGCTGGAATGTCGGCAACGCGCTTGTAGGCGGAGTCGATATAGGCGGCTCCCATCGCAGAACAGGCGGCGTTGTCGGATTCGACGGTTGGTTTCATGTCGCTGGTTCCCACACCTCGTCTCCAAGCGGCCTGATGGCTTGCTCGCAGGCGGCCATCATGTTGTTGGCCACTTCTTCTGCCGAATAGCCCGCCATATTCATTGGCAAGTAGGACGGCCTTTGGGGGGCCGCCTCACACGCGGTTTCTGTCTTCATGGGTTGGGGTGCCAGTCTTGTTGAACACTGAGGAATCCTGTGTACGACATGCAATCAGCGAAGTTTGCAGCGTCAGCGGTTGCGCCTGTACAACCAGTGATGACACGGACAGGCTCGTGGCTATACTCAGCACGTTCTAATGCCTCCGTTGCGGTTTCTGTCTTCACGCTACAGGCTCCCAGTTGTCAAAGCAATACGTCGCTGTCCATGTACACCCTATTGAGGCCACGTCGGCGGCTTCGTCGGTGTCTTTTTTGGGGTTGCCTGCGGCTGCCGGATACCACGGAAGCGCGTTGTCGTAGTCGTACTCGGCTCTTGCTGCTGTCACGCTACAGGCTCCCATGAATACACGTCGTTGAAAGTGATGGCGTACTCGGCGGCGTCTGCGATGTCGTCAATGAATCCGGCTGCGTTTTCGCACGCATTGGCTGTGTGGCTGTCCATTTCCCAGATTGCGTGTGCTTCCTCAACGCTTTCAACCTGAGCCCTTGTCATCGCCTCACACGCACTCTGGTTCTTGTTCATGGGAGGGGTTGCCAAGCAATCTTCGTGGCGTGTGCGTATGCGACAGACGCGCCTTTTCGCCTGTCGGCGGCAATAAAAGCAAGCAGGTCGGCGGCGCACTCAGTGGCCTGAATCGGATGCGGGTCTTGGTGTTTGTCAATCAGCCTGCCATCTTCCGCCGCCTCGGTTGCTGTCTTCATGGTGTCACACTCCCGGCATCATGCTTTTCCTGCCATTCCCGCGCGAACTTCAAGTACACAGTCAGGTCGTCGTAGTTGTCGGCCTTGAACTTGCGACGCATCCTGTTGAGTTTCAGGGCTGCCATCATCAGCGCGATGACGTGCGGCGGAAGCGGCTCCATCTTTGCGATGCGATCCGCGTGAGGTGCCAGCAAGCACGCCCACATCTGCGCGATACCGCGATGGTTTTCCTCGGGAGGTCCGTAGACGATCTGGCGTTCTTTGCGAATCTCGTCAAGGCGTTGTTCGTCGGGTGTCAAGGTGTGGGCTCCCAAGTCGCGCGCAAAGCAAACTCGGTTGCGTAACTGACTTCCGATCCTGGGTTGTGGTATTTGCTGTGCTGGTCCTGCATGGCTTCTTCCCATGCGTCGTAGGCGGCTTCTGATAGGTCTTGCATAAACACGGCGGGAACGTCTCCGCTCGCTCGCCGTGTGGGGATGGGTGTCAGAACGGGATGTCGTCTTGGGTCAGCGGCGGCTGCTCATCAACCATCGCGGTCTTCGGCGAGTGTGCGGCGCGGCTTCCTGTCGCCTGCTTTTTCTCGTCTCCCGACTGTGGGGTTGCCGCAATGATGCTGGCGTTCACGAGCGTCTTGGTCCGCTTCTTGCCGGTTTCCTTGTCGTCCCAAGAGTCTGTCTTGAGCGACCCTGACACAAAGACGCGCGTGCCTTTGGTCAGCGTGCCAGCGTACTGAGCGATGTCGCCCCACGCTTCCACGTCGAAGAAGTCCACGGCGTCGCCGTAGTCGCGTTTGACAGCGATGCCGAACTTGGCGACAGCCTTGCCGCTCGGGATGGTACGAACCTTGGCTTCGCGCGTGAGGTTTCCGATGAGGGTGGCGTTGTTCACTTGACAGTCTCCATGATCTTGGTAATGACGATGTACTCGGGGGCCAGGATTTTTCTTGCTGCGTAGCCAGCCCCGAAAAACGAAAAGATTGTGGCCGTGAAAAGAACAGCGACCAAACCGAATGCCGGGCCGACATCGCCGCTGCGGTCGCCATAACCGCGAGTGCTTTCTTGGTGCTGTTCTCGCTTCAAAAACCGAATCGCGCCAGGAATAAAAGCCCCAAAGCCAATTGTGGTGGTAGCGCAAATCACAAGGCTCGTCCATCCATCAATGACGACGCTGTGCTTCATCGCTTCAAACGCCGACAACGCGAGGGC